GAGATGCTGCAGCAGAAGCAGAGTTAGCAGAGACAAGAGCATTAGCAGCAGAGGTACTGGCTGCGATAGCCGATGTATTAGCAGCAGCCTGTGATGTGGTAGCAGAGGCTGCAGAGGCAGAAGCATTGGCAGCCGATGTGCTGGCATTGACCGCACTGGTATTTGCTGCAGCAGCAGATGCGCTTGCATTGGCTGCAGAAGTAGAAGCGCTTGCAGAACTTACGCTTGCAGCCGAAGCAGATGTAGATGCAGCAACTGCGCTGGTGTTAGCAGCAGCAGCACTGGTCGATGCAGCAGAGGCACTAGCCGAAGCGTTGGCTGCGCTGGTAGAAGCAGCAACGGCTGAGGTGTTGGCTGCAGCAGCAGAGGTAGAGGCTGCGGTAGCATCGCCGAGGATGCTATCTACATAATCCTTGGGAGTTGCAGATGAGGTAACCATACCGGCAGAGGACAAACCAGTGATGGTTCCACCCGAGACAACGATGTGTCCGGATACGGTAGCGGTAGCAGCGACTGTGACAGCTCCCGAAAGAGTGCCACCACTGATGGTTGGAGTAGTGAGAGTCTTGTTGGTTAGGGTTTGCGTCTTGAGAGTACCGACGACAACGCCTTCTCCAGTGCCAATGCCGTGCATTGTGTGAGCATTACCACTGCCATCATTGTAAGAGGCATCAGCTTCTGCGTGAAGGTTAGCATCACGATAATCTCTACCGATAGCCATATGGCGAACAACTGCACCAGCCGAGTGCTCTTGACCCGAAGAACCATCAATTCCACGAGTAATCGTAAAGGTGTTAGTAGATACCGCCGTAGCATCAACAATCTCCTCAAGGGCAGTATCAGGGTCAATAACCAGGGTAAAGGTTCGACCCGCTGGAATAGTTACGCCACCAAGCAGTGCGGTACCAGATACCACGGTCATCGAGGTAGCACCCGATGTAATGGCACCGGTCAGCGTAGTCTGCTGAGAGCGGGAAGAGTATTGGCGTGTAGTCATTTAGGTTCCTATCGGGCGCTGTAATGAACTCGGGGAGGATATTGATTTTGTTGCTTGCTACGCTCCTCATTGAGTCGTTGCGTATACAAGGCAAATAGTTGTCGAACAGCATTGTTGCTTGCGCCAAATGGGCGTTTGGCATCAATTTCATCGGCTTGCGGGCTGTACTGAGCAGCACGGGCTGGGTCAAGATATTGAAGCAATCTATAAGCTGCACCCAAAATTACAACATCTTTTGTAGATTCTGGTAGTCCAGTCTGTGTAGAAAAATCCTGGCTAGTAGAAGTAAAAGTAGATGGACTGGTGGCATACATAACCTTGACAGTCCTACCAGCAATAATTACATCGCCAAGGGTTACTGTCTGGGTGTTATTACCCCAGGTATCTACGTCAGCAAATGGGTCAAAATCCCAACGCTTGACTCTAATCCATTCTTTGGTTGGACCAATATCCTGCCAAGAGATAGATAGGATATTTTCTATATAAAGATTCTGAAACGAATAGGTTGTGACGGCTGCGTTATATGTAAAGGTTACCTGCTTGGTAGCATAAACACTTCCACCAACTGCGTGGACAGTATCGTTGATAGCCTTCTGAATACTATATCGTGGAAAGATTGGGCTAACAGTTACCTTTGTATCTACGGCGTGAGTGCTAGCAGTAGTGCCAAGATATCCTCTGCCATATGGGGCAACAGTTGCAGTATTAGCAATTCTGTCTACATTGTCTACCCAGATAAGCTCATTGCCAATTTCAACAACACCCTTACCCACATCATTCGTAGAAGCAAGCTGAAGGATAAGCGGTGAAGAGCTAGGAGAGGTTGTACTGGTTACAGCAGTAGTTAGATAGGTTGAGCGGTCCTGCTGAAAGGTATATCCAGATAGATTTATCTGAACTTCATCCATCATTTGCTCTAGGGTAATACTCATAGGTCAATGCTCCTTAGGGCATCAGTGGGAGAAAGTCCTGTTGTTCCAGCTAATTCATTACAAATTCCGCCAAGAGCCTTGTAGTTATTAGGCTGACGATTGGCATCTGCTCTTTTATTGAGGGCAGCAACTAAAGCAAGATTAGTAGTTCCAGCATAAACATTTGCTGCTTTGGTAGGTGCCACATAGGCAGAAAGCGCTGGATATGTACCACCATTAGCAAGTCTATTTAGCTCGCTAGTAAATGTACTGCCTGCTGTACCTGTAGCCATTATCTAAACCTTGCTGCTTTCTTTGCGATAGACTTTGGTTGTTTGGAAAACTGCTTGCCCTTCTTGAGGTCAGCTCGCTTCTTGGCTGATGTCTTTGCATACTCAGCTGCAGACATAGCCTCACGTGCTTTACGGGGAAGATAACGCTCACCAGTAGCTTTGCTACCCTGCGTGCTGGGCTTGCCAGACTTAGTACCCCAGTCTTCTTTGGTCCACTTGGACAAAGACTTTTGTTTCTTAGACTTACCGCTGGTATAACCACCACCGGATTTCTTATATTCAAGCGCAACAAGTTGCGCCTTACGGGCAGACCATTGCCCTGGCTTACCACCCTTGCCACTAGCAAGGATGCGCTTCTTGATACGTTCTCTAAGCTCTGGCTTTGTATAGCTCATCGACAGCTGCAATCCCAAGCCCGAAGCGACTTGTTGATTCTAGAGTTAGGGTCCCGTGCAGTCTTAGCAGAAGTAAGCTTTGACTTCATACCACACATACGGGAGCAGAAAGACTTGCGTCGACCTGCTGCTTTCTTAGACCTTGCAGCCTCCTGCTTTTTTACAGGAGGCTTGAGGTTCATACCCTGCGCCCGAGCGGAAGCACGACCTTTGGCATTCAGGCCACCCTTAGGATTCTTACCTGCTTTACGTTGCCACGCTGGACTCTTTGCCATTATTTCTTAGCCTTACCCTTTACTTTTTTTAGGTTCGGATTCTTTTTCTTAGCAGCAGCGGATGCCTTACGAGCACCGGTCGCTAGGATGGCACCGGCTCGCTCCATAGAAATACCCTGCTTCTTAGCAATTTGCTTTTGGGCTGCCTTGAAACCCATTCCCTTTTTGGCTTTCACTTTATCTGCTTCCCTCGCTTGTTATAGCGACGGCCCTGAAGAATTGCTCCCCAGAACTGTCCACCTTCTTCGTCAGTTCTACCGCCTTCGTTCCACTCGGCGTATTCTTTGGCAGCATTTTCAATATAACGGGCAATCGTTGATTGATTGCCGATGCGGGTTTTCCCGCCCATTTTCTTATCGTTAGGCATATTACTTCATCTTCTTCTTCATAGCAGCCTTCTTCATCTTTGGCGCTGCCTTCTTCTTCATTGCCATCTTCTTCTCTTCAGCTTTAGCCATCTTCTTACCCTTGGCTGTGTAAGCAAACTTCTTTCCATTTACCATTGGCATATCTATACTCCCAGTTCTTTCATTACCTCTGCTGATTTTTTGTTTATATGTCTAGCCGGTGGCATCTTCTCGGCGTTATAAGGACGCCCCAAGGTTTCACTGGCTTGTACTGCTTCTTGGATTTTCTTCATAGAAGTTCCAGCTGGTTGGATACCGTTTGCTCTAGCTTCTTTATAGGCATCCAATTCTTTATTGAATGCTTTGTTTGGCATAACCTTTCGGCTATCCGCATCACCGGCATTCATACTGAGAGTCAAGCCCTTGCACCCAAAGCACCCCTCAACATACTCTGGATGGGCTTCCCAATGTTTCATAGTTCTGTAAAGTTATCCTCCGTCACCCCAACATTGCCAGCAATCAATGCTGCCTTAGTGGCATCATCGACTGTGTAGTTATAACCACCACGATAAACCTCTGGATAGTCCAATAAATCCTCATCTTGCGGATATCTAATTTGTGCATAGCTACCCGTTACTTGACGAACAATTGTTATACCACGGTCAATTTCGTAGAAGTAAAACAAACGTGCGCCACCAGCAGGACCTTCTTCTACAGTAGGTGTTTTGAATAACCATTCAGACATTTGTCCTCCTAATGGACTCACCATCAGACGGGGTTGCCCCCGCCCGACAGTCAATCAACTAGAGAGCAGCGATTGAGGAACCAGAGGTAATGCGGAACAAAGCCTCGTCGCGGTAGACTGCGAAGCCGAGTACGCCATACCAGCCCATTGGGCGGAAGCGCATCAACTTGTCAGTGACGTTACCGATAACGATGTGTGGCTCTTCAGCAACAGCCTCAGCCATTGCCTGCTGTCCGCAGACGATGGTGTTGAAGACACGGGTAACAGGAGTTACCGTGACGACAGTTGTTGCCGTAACAGGCGCAGTGTGCGCGATGCTAACGGTGAAGGTTGTGGTGTTGCCAGAGGTGCTAATTGCGGAAATCAATGCACCAGTTGCAATACCGGTACCAGAAATCTTGTCGCCAACCTCAGCACGGGTTGCGATAACAGCCGAAGAAGCAACACCAAGGGTGAAGCCACCGGAAGTACCAGCAACGGTTACAGCGGTTGTAGCAAGAGGAGTCTGGTCTGCGCCGGACTTTGCGTTGTAGAGACGTGGCGACTCGATGAAGAATGCACCTTCGTACTCACCAATCTCACCTGCCCAGATATCACGAACAGCTGGGTCGGTTTGTGCGTGGACGAAGTTCCATCCCATATTGCCAGTCTCAGCACGAAGGTCGTGTGATACCTCTGGGTGGATTCCGGTCCAGTACAAGGAACCACGGCGAGCCTTGGCCTTGTTAGCACGGAGCTTAGCAACTGCACGACGGATGTCTGCAGAGTCAATTGTGTCAGCAGCATCGACGTTAGCAACAGCGGTTGCGTTGCCTGCGAAGATGTTATTGGAACCAGAGCGGAGAGTTGTCATTGCAACGCTATCGATAGAATCAGCAAGGTTGTATGCAATGATGTTTGCAATTGCTGGGTCTACATCAGCGAGCGAGAACAGCTCGAGAGCACGGGTTACGAGGACTGCATTACCGTACTCATTGAGAGTAATGGTAACGGAAGTCGGGGTTGAAAGAGAGACTGCATCTGGGTCAGTCGTCTCGGTCAAGGTTGAAGTAGCTTGGTCAAGGTCAACGTACTTCTGTAGAACTACGGTTGAGCCAGGAAAAGCCTGACGGGCTGGGCGCTTGTCTGCGACAGAACGAATGAGTGGTTCTGAACGGAGAGCAAACTCAAGAAGGCGGTCATACGCCTTCTGTACTAGACCAGCACCACCAACGGTACCGCCGAGCGACGCGCTCGACGTATCTGTGTATGCCATTGAGTTGTCACCTCCAAGTGACTATGAACGGTTAGGAATTGCGTAGTAAGCTGATTAGCTCATCCATTGAACCCGCATTATCCATACGAGTTTCAAGGTCTACGGCTTTATCTGGAGCAATGCCACCTTGCGTAATGATGTCTTGTTGACGCAATGCCGCTAGGTCTTGCTGCTTTTCCTCTGCCTCAGTCTGTGGTTTATAGCCAATCAAATCTCCGTTATCACGGAGCCAAGAGTCAATAGACTCCTCATTGGCATCATCTACATCTTTGAGGATAAGGCGGGCAGCCTTAGCATTTACTCCCTTTTTCGCTAGGACTTCTGCGACGGTTCTTTCGCGCTTCTCCTTGAGGAATCCTTCAAGTTGTTCGCTTAGTTCCTTGATACGCTTCTCATCAGCACGCTTGGCTTTCCTTAGCTTCTTTACTAAGTCATCGCCAGATAGCTGTTGTTCAGGCATATCTTGGTCGTCATCTTCTTCATCCCAGTAGTTGTTGCTCATAGCAACCACCCTTTCTTTTGTAGTTACGCAAGCCACAGTTCTGCTCGGGGTAGGCAGGCTGGCTCTTGCTACCGGTCTAATACACTGCGCAGGGCCGGTTGGTCTGCGTCAGGAACCTAGATTTGACCGCCGACTCGGCTAGTCAATGATGCTTTGCTAAC